GAAAGCTACACCAAGCTACTCTTCGCCTAAAGGTGGTAGTAGAGGCTGTCTATGTAAAGATGGTAAAACGTATTCAAAAAAATGTTGTGATGGCTCTTTACAGGCTCAAGGTATCGGTAATATAACTGGTGACGGTACTTGAAAATACAACAGTTTAATTTTAATCAGTAATAATTATAAACATCAATTTTTATGAAAGCAACAGAAATCGTTTCTAAACTAAAGGACGTGCTTTTGTCTTCAACTGAAGAGGTGGAAACTCAAGATATTGCACAAGAAGAAGTGCAAGAGGAAGTACAGGAAGAGGTACAGCTTGAAGCGAACACTGAAGAAGTAAAAGAAGACGAGGTACAACTAGAGGAAGCCCCAGAAGTGGAGGCTACTGAAGAGGTTGAGGCTGAAGAAGCTGAAATGTCTTATGCGACCAAAGAAGAACTAGCGGAAGTTAGAGCTATGGTTGAAAAAATGATGGGTCAGTTAGAAGCTAAAGAAGAGTCTAAGCAGGAAGTTCCTCAAGAACTTTCTTCTGATGAAGCTCCTTTAACTCACAGCCCAGAAAATGCAACAGAGAATAAGAATTTACATTTATATTCTCAGAGCGCACCTAGAACAACTCTTGATAGAGTTTTAGCTAGACTAAACAAATAATAAAAACAACTAAATTTAATTAAAATGCCAACAACTACATCAATTTCTACTACTTATGCAGGTGAGTTTGCAGGTGAATATATCGCTGCTGCTCTACTTGAAGGTTCTACTATCTCGAATGGTGGTATTACCGTTAAGCCAAATGTAAAATTAAAAGAGGTGATCAAGAAAGTTTCTACAGATGATATCGTAAAAGATGCATCTTGTGATTTTGATCCTACTTCTACAATTACATTAGAAGAGAGAATCCTTCAGCCAGAAGAGCAACAAGTCAACTTACAATTATGTAAGAAAGACTTTATCTCTGATTGGGAAGCTCTTTCTATGGGGTATTCAGCTCACAGCGATATGCCCTCTAAATTCTCTGACTTCTTACTTGCACACGTTGCAGCTAAAGTTGCTCAAAGAACAGAAACTTCTATCTGGACTGGGGACACTTCTACATCTGGACAATTCAATGGACTATCTACTTTATTGGCTGCTGATGCTGCTTTGCCACAGGCAAATGAAATCGCAGGTACAACTGTAGATGCTGCCAATGTAATTGCACAGCTTGGTTCTATCGTAGATGCTATTCCTTCAACTCTTTACGGAAGCGAAGACTTAAACCTATATGTATCTCAAAACATTGCTAGAGCTTATGTAAGAGCTTTAGGTGGATTTGGAACATCAGGATTAGGTGCTAATGGTACAAACGCTATGGGTACTCAATGGTGGAACAACGGAAGTTTAACTTTTGACGGAGTTAAAATCTTTGTTGCAAACGGATTAGGTGCTAACACTGCTGTTGCTGCTGAGAAGTCTAACATTTTCTTCGGTACAGGTCTTTTATCTGACCATAACGAAGTTAAAGTTATTGATATGGCTGACATCGATGGTTCTCAAAACGTGAGAGTTGTAATGAGATTTACAGCAGGTGTACAGTATGGTATTGTTGATGACATCGTAACTTACGGTATCACTAACTCTGCTAACGACTAATAATAGATAATTAATTAACTTAAAAGGGTGGGTGAGCCAAATGTGCCTACTCACCCTTTTTTAATACTAAAAATATGGCTTGTGATTTAACAAAAGGTAGAAAAGAACCTTGTAAAGATGTGGTTGGAGGTCTTAGAGCAGTATATTTCGTTGATTTTGGCGATTTAGGTACTGTAACTAAGACTGACGATGAAATTACAGATTTATCAGGAACTTTCACTGCTTTCAAATATGAATTGAAAGGTGCGAGTAGCTTTGAGCAAAACGTAACCTCTTCAAGAGAGAATGGTACAACATTCTTTGAGCAAACGCTAAACTTAACCTTGAAAAAGTTGTCTAAAGAAGACCATAAAGAGATTAAGTTATTAGCTTATGGAAGACCTCACGTTGCTGTTGAAGACTATAATGGAAATGTATTCCTAATGGGTCTTGAACACGGAGCTGATGTGTCTGGGGGAACAATTGTTACAGGAACTGCTATGGGAGATTTAAGTGGATATACACTTACCTTATCTACTATGGAAGTTGAACCTGCTAACTTTATTGCTTCACCTACTGCTGCTGATCCATTTGCAGGAATGAGTAGTGCAACTGTTACTATTACTGAGGGAACTAATTCTTAATAGTATTCATTTGATAATTGAAAGGGGGGTTGCATAAATGTAACCCTCTTTTTTTTGAACATAAACAACCTTTTATAGTTATACTTATATGATAAGGTTATTACCAAATACAGATAGTCAAACCATAAGTATTATTCCGAGAGAATATACTGAGGCTAATGATTTAGAGTTAGTAATAAAAGAAGACGGAACAGAAAAAACAGAGACTTTAAGTTCACTAACCTCTGTAATTAATGGTAATTTCTTAGACATAGATTGCACCTTTAGTATTCTGTCTGAAGATAGCAGTTATTCCATAGAGATAAAGCAAGGTGAAGTTTTACTTTATAGAGATAAGATTTATTGCACGTCTAAAACAGATACTACAATATCTCACACTTTAAACACAGATGAATATAATAACTATGATTCTGATGAAGCAGGGCAACAATATATAATGATATGAGTCGAAGAACAATAAAATCAGCAAGAAAAATACAAGCCTCCAAAGAGGTGAATCCTAGTTTAAGGGTGGTTAATTTATCTGGCTATGAAGTACCAACAGTAAAAGAGAATGCTCGAAAAGATTGGGTTGAATATGGGGATAACAATGATTATTTCTCTGATCTTATAGAGAGGTATTTAGGTAGTCCTACAAACTCAAGATGTATCAATGGTATTGTTGATATGGTTTATGGTAGAGGACTAAACGCAACAGACTCAACAGAGAAGCCTGAGATGTTTGGTAAGATGCAGAGTGTTCTCAGACCTGGTGATGTTAAGAGAATGGTTAATGACCTTAAAATGTTAGGTCAATCTGCTATTCAAGTTGTTTACAAAAAAGGTAAGAAAGAAATATCTGGATTGTATCACTTCCCTATGGAAACGCTAAGAGCTGAGAAAGCTAAAGACGGTAAGGTTAAGGGGTACTATTATCACCCAGATTGGGCCAATATAAAGCCATCTGACAAACCTAAAAGAATACCTTCATATAAAAATGGTGGTAGATCAGAGACTATCGAGATATATTGCGTTAAACCATATAGAGCAGGGTTTTATTATTATTCACCTGTAGATTATCAAGGGTGTTTACAGTACTGTTCTCTAGAAGAAGAGGTATCTAATTATCACCTCAACAATATTAAGAATGGATTACAACCTTCTCTATTACTTAATTTTAATAATGGTATTCCTTCGGATGAAATTCAGGAGAGAATTGAGAGAAAGATATATGATAAATTCAGTGGGTCTTCTAATGCAGGTAGATTTATACTAGCATTTAATGAAAGCTCAGAAGATCAGTCTACAGTTGAACCCATTCATTTACCTGATGCACACGCTCAATATGACTTCCTTGCTAAAGAGAGTAGAGAGAAGATTATGATTGGTCACGGTGTTGTATCACCCATATTGCTAGGTATCAAAGACAATACAGGATTTGGTAATAACGCTGAAGAGCTTAGAACTGCATCTATCCTTATGGATAATATTGTTATCAGACCATTCCAGACTTTACTCATAGATGCCTTTAAAGAATTACTTTCTTTTAATGGTATTATGCTTGACTTGTACTTTACAACTCTACAACCAATTGAGTTTACAGAGCTTGATAATATTGCTACTAAAATCAAAAGAGAGGAAGAGACTGGGGAGAAATTATCTAGTCAAAAAGAAGAGGTTGAATTATTAAACATAGAGGTTGAATCTGAAGAATTAGAACCTAACGAAGAGGAATAATATGAAAGCATTATTTATAACATTAAAAGAGTTAAAAAGAAAATCAATATTCGATGGAAACCTTGATGCTGACAAATTAATTCAATTTGTTGAGGTGGCTCAAGATACAGAGATTCAAACCTATTTAGGTACTAAGTTGTATGATAAATTACAGGCTGATGTCATTGCAGGAACTTTATCAGGAAACTATCAATCACTAGTAAATGATTATATTAAACCAATGCTTATTTGGCATACTCAAGCGACTTATATTCCTTATGCAGCGTATCAAATATCTAATGGTGGAATTTACAAGCATAATTCAGAGAATGCTACGTCTGTAGATGAGTCTGAGATTAGAACCTTAGCTGCACACGCAAATGAGACTGCTGAGTTTTATACACAAAGATTTATGGATTATATGAATTACAATAGTGCCTTATATCCTGAATATACTAGTAATCAAAATGATGGTATGTACCCTGAGAGAGATGTAAATTTTACTGGATGGGTACTTTAAAGAAAAAGACTAAAAAGGTTTACAGACCTAAAAAGGAAAACGAAATTAAATTAAATAGTTATTTAATAAAGAGAAATGGCAAATAACATAAATTGGGGGAAAGTGTACTGCGATATGTTGACTAATTCTGCTTGGGGAGCAGATACAACTTGGAGTACTAAATACGTACCTGATTTTTCTGCACCTACTTGTTGGTCGATAACTGACCCGTTTACAGCAGATTCAACGCTATTTACAGCAGATACGACACAATATACAGCAGATAAAACGCAATTATAAATAAAATAAAATGGCAAAACAAACAATAGTAACATATCCTGCAGTAGCTAAAGATTCGGGTTCGGGGACACCATTAGCTGATGCATTTAAAATGGTTAATGATAACTTCGATGAGTTATACGTTAAGCCAGATTTGACTTTAGCAACAAACACTCTTACCTTAACAAAACCAGATGGTAGTACTGACGAAGTGGATTTAGCTCCTTATCTTGATGGGGATATCACTAGTATCATTGCAGGTGATGGATTAACAGGGTCTTCACTAGATACAGGAGATGCTACTTTAAATGTAATTGGTGGAGATGGTATTACTGTAGCTGCTGATGAAGTTGAAGTTACTGTAGATGATTCTACTATTGAACTATCTGCAACTGATGGAACTGGTCAAGTAAGGATTAAAGATGATGGTGTAGATCATCAGCAATTAGCTAACTCTTACACAGCATTATCAGCTCTAGGTACAGGTTCGGCTTTTGCAATCAACTTTGATTTAGCAGCAACTTTTACAGCAACAGCAAATAATCCAGCTACCCTAACAATGAGTAATGCTCAACAAGGTCAAGTAGTAGATATTATATTAAATGGAAACCACGCTATTACTTTAGCAGAAACAGGTAGTACATTTAACAAAGTAGGTAGTACAAACTACGATGGCACAACAAATAACGTAATACAAATTATTTGTACAGATGATTCAGCAGGTGCAAAAATTTATCACTATGCAGTAGCACCATTTACTTCAAGCACAACAGTATAATAATAAGATATGAAAGCAATACAAATAGACGGAGCAATAAAAAGATACACTACCATTCCTAAGGCTTGGGGTAATGTGATCGGAGGTTTTGATACTTTATCACCCACTGAATGGGAGGATGCAGGATTCTACGATGTTGTAAGTCCAAGCTATGATTCAGCGACTCAACATTTAGGAGACTTAGAGTGGGATGCTGACAGTAGCGTATTTACCTACCCTGTAATTGATAAAACTTGGAGTCAAACAGTAGCAGAGTTAAAGGAGAGCAAAATTGCAAACCTAAAAAGTCTATACGGTAGAAAACTATCTGAAACAGATTGGTACATTATTAGAGCGCAAGAAGGTATAGCTGCACCTCAAGACATTATAGATGCGAGAGCAGCATTAAGAACTGAGTGTGCAACTAAAGAAGACGAGATTAATGCTTTGAGTACAAAGAAAGCGGTTGTCTCTTATTCTTTACCAAATCTTATCTAAATGGCTTTTAATAAGAAATTCTTTACAACAGGGGGTATTGTAGCCTCAAGTCCTGAACCTGCAACAATTGACCCTTTACAGAACTTTGAGACTGTAACTTACACAGGAAACGGAAGTACACAAAAGATAACAGGGTATATTAGAAAAGGTGCTTCTTTTAATGGGAGTAGTAGCTATATAGGTATTGGAGATGAA